TCCTAAATGGTGGTGGAGCAATAGTGTTTGTCGATTCGAATACTGAAGCAATTGAATCATTACGGACGTTTTTATGTTGTTATTTGGTTCTGGCTTTTCATCTACTGTTTCAACTGATTCATCTTTTTCAGTCTTTTCATCACTATCTTCAGAGCTAGTATCTTCCCCAGTGTCTTTTTCTTCTCCGTCATCACTCTCGGACTCGCTCGATTCATCATCGGATGATTCTTTACTTTTTCCATCAGTATCGGATTCAGATTCGTCATTCTTTTCTGGCTCGGTTGGTTTTTCTTGCGGCTCTGGCTCTGGCTCGGATCCAGAGTCTCCTTCTCCTGAATCTCCTCCTCCATCTCCTCCATTTGAGTCGGAGGTATTTGATTCAATAATTTCCGTTTCAGGTCGTCCATTTGACGCATCCTCCACTTGTAATTCTATTTGCGCTATTTCTTGTTCTATAGATTCTGTACTAATATCACTTACAACCGGAATTTCTTCTACAACTACTGGTTGAGGAATTATAACTGGTTGAATAATAGGAATATCTGGTACTACAATAACATTTAGTTCAGCAATAGGTTGAGATGTAATATTAGTTTCTGCTAATATTTCTTCTATTGACTCTGGGGCTGTTACTGCTACATTGCTTTCTGTGCTAGGAGCAATATAATTCGGACAACCCAGATCATATTGACTATCTAATTCACATTGTTGATTATAATAAGCAACCTGATATAAAGGACAAGATGGCGAATATAACTGATCTATATTACATTGTTGATTAAGATATGCTGTATCGTATCCTGGGCATCCAGAATCATATAAAGTATCAGCTTCACAAGCTTTATTATAAAGATATGCTACATATGCTTCTGCATAGCCTGGGCACGTAGGATTATATAAAGTGTCTAAATCACAAGGATTATTTCTATATGTAAACCACATAGATCCATCTTTTACTACAGGACCATAATACCCGTTCCATTGTCCATTGTCTTGTGCAGTTGTAACAAATGTAATATTACCTAATTGTGCTGGCGTATAAATTGTTCCAGATCCTGTAAGATGATTAAATATCTCCATATAGTCTTGTTCTATTTGCCATACAGATCCACCTTCTACTTCTTCATTTGAACTATGAGCATTTTCCTCATACCAACTATACCATGTATCATAATCATAAGTTTTAGTTTTTACAACATTTCCTGCAGCATCTGTTAAAGTAACAACAATATTTAACGTATCTAGCTGGTCAGCATATTCACCAGTAGCTTTCATATTCTCATCAAGTCTACTTGATATATCAGCATCACAATATATTTGAGTACCATCTGATTTAGTTACGTTAAAACACCCATTTATCCATTTCCAACGATAGTGAATTTTATCTAAACTTATTCCAGTACCAGCATCTGAAAGAGCTTCATTTATAGCTATTCCTAATGCAAAGCTATCTGCACAAGCTCCCCATTGTAAAGCATTTCCGCCCCATGTATTACTAGTCGAAGGTATTAAATTTAAATGTGTTGAACCACCATCACATGCACCCATTGTTATAGTACCATCAGTAAGATCGCCAATTTCTGGACTAGTGGTTATTGATCCATCATTATTTGTTACATACGTGGGTGCACCACCAGAAGAGGTTGGTGTACTTGTGGATTCTAAAACTAAATCTTGAGAGCTAGCCGGCAGCGGCAAGCAAAAGAAGCATAAGAAGAGCACCGCCAATAGCACTTTTGCCAGTATCCCATTGCCTTTTCTGAACATCTGCTTTTGTCTCCGGAATAATTATTGCAGGAATTTTCTTTTTGCCTGATGGCTTTTTCCATTCAACCTTTGCGTCTTCGCCAATTTTACCATAAATTGGACAAGGTGTTCCTGCCATTCCCATAGCATCGTATACTCTACGGTCTTGACATAAGACCGATACTGCCGCAACTTTCATTCCAAAGTCATATAATGTTTTTGATATTTTAAGTCTTTCACAATTCTGATCGGTAACAGTTTCTCCAGTTGATATACCTAAAATTTGTGTTTGTACTGCACCTGATATGCCAACAGTACATAAATCTTGAGAACTACCTCCAGCACTTGGAGAAATAGCACTTGGTGGAGGAGAAATTACAATTGTTCTACCCTTAGAGTCTGTTTTGCTTTTACTATCAGTTGTGGAGTCTATTACAGTTTGCGCATACAAAACAATAGGCTTTGATGTGCATGCTGCTAGTGTTAATAATATCAATATCAATAGTTGTTTACTCATAGTTAAACTCCTGTCTATCGATACTATTTATACAAAAATAAGTACGACTTTTCTGTTGCTAGGTAAGTCGCCAACCCCCTGTGTTAGGCCGCTAGGGCGTAACCAGATGGAGCACAATTATTGTTTGCACTTGTAAAGTTCTTCGCGTTAACCCAGCTTAGATCGGGATAGTCTCCATGTTTCCGTCAACACCTGTCGATCCTATTTCAGCCCCCTCAAAAAGACACGAATAAGTAACGGACCAATACGGTAATTTTTATATGGATTACCGTTATTGTATCTAAAATCTCCCCATTGAAAGGGTTCTCCTTTAGTCCAACTTATCCAATGAAAGTCCATTATTTAGTGTCCTTATGGTGGAGCTGTCGGGTACCGCCCCCGAGTCCAGTATGCATCTAGTTAATATCATCAACTACATAGTATATATAAGTTAAATGTTCTTTAAAATTTTATTAGCAATTTCCATAGCTTGATCATAACCAGTTCTAAATCTATTTTTTCTATTGCCATATTTTTTAAACCATATGATATTTTCTAAAATACTTGCTTTTCTGTTATCAGGAATAACAAAGTTTTGAATAATTTCTTCAAATTGAAAACGAAGACTTAAAATTTCTGCGATACTCATGCAAATATTTCCTCTTCATATAGACTACACCAACTAAAATATTTAGGAATACAATCATTATCATAATTATTATTCCATGGATGTGATATTAAAACAGGATCTAAACCTATTCGCAATCCAAGTTCAGCATTTTCAACTTTATCTTCTACCCAAAGATATCCACTATCTCTATATGGCTCAAGTGCTTCATCTTTATCAGCACCGGTATCACAAAAAATATATTTAGTAAATGCAGTCTTACCAAATAATCTTTCAATATTTTCTATTCTTAACTTTTGAGCATATTCATCTGTAGTAAGTGATGTACACATATGAAAGGTATAACCATGTTTACGATGTAAAAGATCTACATAATATACAGCATCACGCAGTGGATTTAAATATTTCATCCATGCTGATTCGTTAAAAGCTCGTACTATTTGATCTTTTTCTTCGGAGCTTATACCATAGCGTTTTCCCATATTGTATTCTCTTCGATTGTTTTCATCAACTTTAAATCCTCGTTGACTCATCCAATCAGTAAAAGCGCTCTCCCAATCTAGGAGAACGCCATCACAATCTGTTAGTATAATTTTATTCATAAGTTAGCTTTCATTATCATCACTAAATTCATCTTGACGTTCATACATTGCATAATCTATATTATGGCCTCGTATTTTAAAACCAGTTTTTCTTTCTTCAACATCTCTAATTCTATTATCTTTGCTTTGAGACATATTTTTATTTCTGTCACGTTTCTTATTACGTGGATCAAATCGACCAAATTTAGCCATCTTACTTATTTCACCTTTATGTTATGAGAAAATTTTGCCTAGTGTTTGTGGTCCTGCAATTCCGTCTGGAGTACATCCATTTTCAAGTTGCCATGCTTTAAGTGCTGCTTCAGTACCACGACCAAAATCACCATCGGCATCAAGACCAAGACATTCTTGAAGCTTTCTTACTGTATCACCCTTTGATCCTCTACGAACCAATTTAAGTTCAACATCATCGTTATCATCATCAAATTCTACATGACCTCCAAGTACTTCAAGAGCATGTGCATAATGCTTCTTACGATCTGCAAGACCAATGGTTCCACCATTAATACGTTTTGTCATACGAACAATATCGTCTGCATCACAATACTTATTAATGTTATTAGTCTTCCAAAACCAGCAAGCTGATTCAATAGCACCTTGAGGTGTTCGTACATAATCAGTAGCTTCTTCAGCAGTCATTCCTACAGTCTTACCAAACTCGGTATAGTTATATCTACCAGTAAGCTGAAGAATTCCACCACCTCTAAATGTCCAACCATCGCCGGATGCAGTATCACCGTTATCCATACGATTGGCATAAATGCGATTAGCAATCTTTTCTGGTTGTCTATGATATCCTTGAGCATCGACACCAGCACGTTTAAAGTATTTACCAAAAATAGCATCAAGTGCTTTTGCACTATAATTTAGATTTTCAGTAATTGTTTTATAACTTGCACTCTCGTGTGCTGTCTGAGCAATAAACCCAGCCACCCGATTGGGTGTAGTAATATCATATTTTGGAAACATTTCTACCATTGCATTGTACCAATCTGATACATCGCTTTTATGTAGAATTGTTTTGACATGATCTTCTGTAAAATCAAAATCCATCTTGTCCGTACTCCCGTGTGTTTTCTATTTCTAAGGAAAAGCTTTCATAGCCTCCAATATGTTTGTCGTTCCAAAATATTTGTGGAACGGTAGGAACAGAACCTATTTTACTAAGTAACTGTTCATATATATCTAAATCTTCTGCATCTTTATATTCATATTTTAATTTATATGATTCAGCTAATGCTACAGCTTTCTTACAATAACCACATCTACTTGTACCATAAATTTCAATCATCACCATTATCCCAGATACACCATGCGCCATAGGCAATTGCAGCATATGCTGCTAATTTAGCAAATGGTCCAGCAATTAAAACAATAACACCTACAGCAATTAAAGCTGCTCCATTTAACGATGTCTTTTCACCGATTTTTTGAATAACCCAATCTTTCATTTAAATTCTCCTATGATATTCCTAACATTTCTTTTGTCATTATATAATCACGAACTAAATCAGATCTTACAATATCTTCCCATCCAAATTTAACTACTTCAAAAAATCTCATTTGTTCTACAATTTTTAAGAACTTTAAAATACCATCTTTCTCATCATCAAATTTAAAGTCTGATTGCATATAATCGCCACAAAAAATAACACGACAATCTTTACCAATACGTGTAATAACAGAGTCTAATTCATGGAAGTTTAAATTTTGCATTTCATCAATAAGAATAATTGAGTGATCAAATGTACAACCACGAATATATGAAGTAGATTCAAATTTTATCTGCTTTGCGTTTATCATTTTATTATAAGAACCAAACTCACCGAACAACTCATTACATATGAATTTATAAGGCAAATTAAATGGTTCTCTTTTTTCTTCTATTGTACCAGGAAGAAATCCACCGTCCCGCGTAGGAACAATAGATCTCATAATAGTTATATCACGATAAATTTCAGGTTCATCAAGCATTGCTTTCAAAGCTAAATATAAGCCAATAAAGGTTTTACCAGTACCAGCACTTCCTGATAACACTATGTTTTTATTCTCTTGCCAAGCAGAAAACGCTAATCGCTGATTTTCTGTAATAGGTTCAATACGAATAAGTTCTTCGGCATGAACCTGTAACGAATTATTCTTTTTAGTCATATGTTAATTGTATTACCTTTACCAGAACCACTCTTCATTCTTCTTTTTAAATCTTTAAAACCATCAGGCGTTTTTCCAAACGTATCGCCCTTTGAGGCAACTGTTCGAGGGGCCGAAGGAACTTGAATAATTTCAGGATCATGCTCTAACATTTCTTGTAATTGATTCCAGCTACAAATAGTGTCCCATCTATCATTTGTTTTAATATTTTTTAATGTATACGTTGGCACGTTTTTTCAGTCCTTTTCCATTTGTTCCATGATTCTTCTACATTATATCTATACATAATATTCCATTGTTTAGACAGGCCCGACCAAGACCTAATATATTCTCTTGGAGAAGAATCAGTGGAATATTTATTTATTACGAGTTGTAAATAAGTTCCACCCTTAAGGCCGCCGATTTGTATCGTATCTATAACTCTGTATTCAATATCAAACACTAGAAGTTCCATCTAATAAACAATCAACGTCGTACTTGACATCTTTGCGAGTATTGCGGCTAAACTTCCAACAGTTACCATTTTTACTTACTTGAACGGCTATCCAATGACCATATGAATTTTTCCATGGTTCGCTTTTAAACTTAAAACCTCGGTAAAGATACTCAGGTCTCTTAAGTTTACGACCGGTCACTTTACATTGTGTGATTTTTTTAAACGTATGCATTGATAAAGTTCTCACCTTTGAATGTGATATAAGCATATCCATCATTAGGATTAATATCACGAGAAATAAAACCAGCTTCGATAAGCTGTTCCATTTTGCCGCAATATCTTGCATATGACTTAGAGAAACCAGTAAGATCTTTACCAAAGTTGCTGACGTGAATTGGCTTACGTACACCGTTTTTTGCTTCTGAAGCAACAGCATTTTCGAGGATTTCACGTTGGATTTTTACGAGTTTCATTTTGATTTCCTTTGTTTATCTCTTGATACCTTTATACTATAAGTGGAGACCAATGTACATAGTTAAATGCGGTAAAATACATTTAATTTGCATTCAGTATATTATGTGACATTTATGTCACAGTATCGTAGTTCATCAAAGTCCATTTGTAATGCGTTTTTTTGTTTAATAATTTCTAATTCCCAATGGTGAATTATATCACGCTTAGCAGGATTATTGTCTGGTAACTGTAATGCTTTACGATAATGCGCAGCTTCTTCTTTTAAGAATTTATTAAACTTGCGTGGAATAGAAACTTTACGCACTTTCTTTTACCTCAAACCATTCTGGAATTGGACGGCGAGTCCATGCCATTTTAAATCTATCTTGTTTTGTCTGATAATATAATTTATAAGATTTAACTGGATCACCTTCAATAATACATTGTGGTTCGTGTTTCATTGCAAGAGCAAATGGAGTCATTAGGTATTTAAAACCTTCTTTAATATTAGTTGGAAGTTTAGATAATTTTTTACTAAGAAGATTTTCAGTAGAATGAGTTTTATCATAGCGGTAAGTATATTCTTTACATAGTGCAGAAAAATGTTCATAATGCCATCGATAATTATTATCATTTTGCATTGTCCATACTGTACAAGGATGACCCATATGAACTGCTTTGTATAGAACATCTTCACGATCATCTGGCAATTCCCAATACTTACTCATAGTTTTACCAGATTTAGATCTTCGTCTTGTTTCAATACCATCAAGCATACGATGAGCTGTTGATAACATTTGAGCAGATTCGACAATCATTTTAACTACGTGTTTATCACATTGTAATTGAGCGGCTTTGATTGGATCTTTATCTAAGATGAATAAATTCATAGTAATACCTTTTTAACAGATTATACTAATATTATATCATACTATTTAGCAATTGTAAACAATTTTATACCACTGTTTCAGCATCAACATTACTAGCATTACTAACATTTGTAGAAGGAAATGATCTACCAGAACCCCAAAGAAGTCTTACAGCGCCGCCACCTGAGTTACCACCACCGGCACCTGACCCACCGCCACCGCCACCACCGCCATAGTTTCCTCCGGCTGAATGACCATAAGTACTAACGGCATCTTCACCACCAGAACCACCTGTACCTGCAGAAGTAGTTGTTGGATGTTGATTTGGATGTATAGCAGCTAAACCACCAACGCCGTTCGTTCCTTGTCCGTAGACACCAACCCCGCCGCCGCCGCATGTATAACTACCAGAATTTGCCATTGACCCGCCACCGCCACCGCCTTGTCCATTTCCAGCTTGTCCAGTAGTACCAGATTTACCATCTCCACCATCTCCAGAATAACCACCTGCACCACCACCACCGCAATCTGCATATGTTCCGCTACCTTGGCCATCGCCACCGTTACCACCGCCATCGCCGACATAACCACCGCCTGAAGCGGCGTTACCACCTTCACCCATTACTGTTGTCGTGTTTATAAAGTAGCTATGTTCATTTGCTTTGTTTTGACCACCGGCTCCAACAACTACTGTATAAGATTGGCCGGGTGTGACTGATATATTATTTTTCCAACCAAGGCCGCCGCCGCCTCCTGCTACTGATCCTGCTTCTGCACCAGCACCAACAGCCACTACTGATACGCTAGTGAGTCCGGCCGGACATGTCCAAGAGTGTGTTCCTGCTGTTGAAAATAAATAACTAGAAGGTGGAGGACCAAACGATAACGCAAATGAAGATGGATAACTAACTGCTGAATTTACATTATCTGTTACACTAAATGTTAAAGTAAATGTTCCAGCATCGGATTCTGTACTAGATGGAGTAATAGTAAATACATTATCTGCTTGAGATACTGTTGCTGTAGAACCGAGCGATCCTGTTGTGACCGCATAACTCCAAGTCAAAGCCAATCCTTCTGGGTCTGTGGCGATAGCAGTAATAGTAGTTGCTGTTCCGTCAGTTTCTAAACTATATGCTGAATTTACACCAGTAATAGAAGAAGGTGAAGCATTTGTTACTTCAGCAACTAAATACCAACCAACACCATTCCATACGTACAATTTATTTGTTGCTTTAACAAATGCAGTATTTCCCTTGCTTGTAGAAGTTGTAGGTAAATCTGCAAGAGTTTCGTAAACTCTCATGTTAGATTTTTCTGGTCCAGAAGCTTCTGAAGCGGGTAAAGGTGCCAGTTCAAATGCGGGAATCATATTTGCATATCGGGTTTCAGAATACTTACCCATAATTTATCCCTCTAATTCCGCCGTCGGTGGGGTAAAGTTTGCTGTATATCTTGCAAGACCGCGAGTGAATCTAAAATCTTGTATGTTGCCGTACATTAGATAACCAGTGGCATATTTACCACCAATCACACCTTTTGGATTCGTATACACGGTTGTATCTGCGGCACTAAGGGCAGTAATTTCTGTTCCATCTTCGTAGATTTTTATAGTACCATTATAACGAACATACGCAAGATGATACCACTGTCCAACAGTTGTTTGGCCCGCACCTGCAGAAATATAGCTACTCCCACCAGAGCCACTATACATTTGATATCTTCCACCAGATGTGCGTCTTGAGATAGCAAAAGTGGGAATATTGGTGCCGTGTGCATTTCCTAAAATTTGCGGAGCGACTTGAAAGAGACCTCCCCATTGATCAGAAGAAAACCTATGCCACAACTCTACAGTAAAATCTTCGTTTGCTCCAATATCACCATTAATATCAAATGTTAAATAATCACCTGTACCATCAAATGCAATTGATTTTGTTCCTGCAAATTTTACCTGAGTTGTATCTGTCGCCGCATCACCAACACACTTTATTGCAGATGATTGACTCAAATCTGAAATAGATGTTTCTGGATTCAATAGTAATTTAGCACTTTCAGTTACATTAATTGTTCCTATCATAGCCGAATGGACACTACATTGATAGTAATATGTACCAGCAGTATTGGGAGTCCAAGTTACAGTACCACTTTGAGTGCCTTGATTAGTTGCCGCAGGCGTACTGACATTTGCTCCACCATCTGACACTCTAATATAAAAAGGATGACCTGAAGCATTTACAGTAAAGTTTACAGTTTGACCAACTGCCATATTTACAGTTGGATTGCTGCTACTCATATCCGTACTTAATGTGTCTGAAGTTAATGTATATGCACTTGCTCCTGAGTTTGTTACGTTTATATTAAAAACAGGAGGTGTAGTTGTTAATGGCGAAGTTGGTGGTGTGAAATTACTAAAATACGCACAAGTTCCGTTTAATATTCTAATATCAGACATATAGCCATTAAAGTCATAACCACTATTGTAGTATCCACCAAATCTTGGTCCATTTGCACCGACTAATTGAGTTAAAGAGTTTGTAAAAGTAGAACCTTCTTGTATACCGTTTACAAATAATCTTACATAATAACCTTGTCTTACTAATGCAACATGACTCCATGCATTATCTGAAATAGCATTACTTGTTATTCTAGCACCAGTTTGATGATAATATACTAAAGTATTGTCTGTATCAAGATAAATATTTGTGTAGGTTCCGTTTCCACCAGTTCCACGAAAATCACATAATGTACTGCTTTGACTACTTTGAGGAAGTGGATATAACCAAAATTCTATTGTAAAATCATTAGTACCAAATGCAAAGTCTGATTCAGCATTAAAATGAATTGCATCACCAGTACCATCAAAATACACAGACGCGCCATGAGAGGTTTCTGAATATGGAGCATTATCAAACAAAGATTTTGGTCTTAAAGATGCATTACCATTAAGAGTGATTGCATTATTTGATGTAGATTGATCTTTGAAATAAGGTAGACTGCCAAGTAAGAATTTTGTGTTTGTAATTGCAGTCAGTGGTGCAGTTGGTGGTGTGAAGTTAGTAGTATAAACCTCAGTTCCTTTTATTACTCTAAGATTGCTCATATACCCTGTAAAATAAGATGAAGTGTTATTACCTATTATCATAGTTGAAGATGATGAACTTTGAGGGGTTCCTGATACTGTATGTGTTTTTACATTCACTCCGTCTAAATATAAATTTATTTCATTATCAGAATCATCATGACACATTGTAATATGATGCCAAGTATTAAGTGATAATGTTGATGTAGAAACACAAGTTGCTATTGCACTACCATTCCAATAGTAAAATAATAAAGTACCATTTGATATTGCACCAAATGACCAATAATCGGTCGTACTACCTACATCACCATGTTTTATTACATGCGGGCGGCCCTCACTACTTTGTGTGAAACTTGTGTAATAAACCCAAGCCTCTATTGTGAAATCGTCATTCCACCATTCTGCGGTTGATGTACTATATGGAAATGTTAAATAGTCTCCATTACCATCAAAATATGCAGAATATCCACCATGACGATATGGACTAAATGTTGATGTTGTTGAGTTACCAGCAACAGTAATCGTATGATTTGAAGTGGATGCATCGTCAAAGGTTTGGTTCGAACCAGCTGCAGTTGCTTTAACTGACAGCACATTATATCTTGAATTTGTTACAGAAAATTGTAATGTAAACGAACTTACTGCACTAACAACTCCATTTATACCATCAGTCACACTAAAGGTTAAACTAAAAGTTCCAACATTTGCGATATCTGTTGAAGGTGTAATAGTAAATACGTTATCTGCTTGAGATACCGTAGCAGTACTACCTAATGATCCAGATGATACTGCATAGGACCATGTTAAAGAGAATCCTTCTGGGTCAGTGGAAACTGCTGTAATAGTTGTGGCGGTTCCATCTGTCGCCAGCGCATATGTATCGCTAACCCCAGTAATTGCAGTTGGCGATGCATTTGTAACAGTAGCAATTAAGTACCATCCTACACCGCTCCAAATATATAATTTATTTGTTGCTACAACAAATGCTGTATTTCCGGGTGTAGAACCAGAAGCTGGTAAATCAGCAAAAGTTGCATATGAATACGATCCGGGCGCTGAACTAGCACTTTTTGGAAAGCTAGCCGATTCAGTTGCGTATCTTTTTCTCGAATAACTTCCCATTTAAAAAGCCTTTATTAAATATCCATTTCTTTTTGATCATTATCTTTATTGACATGTTTTAAATTTTTAATTATTTCGTTATGTTCTGGATTTACGCTTTCGATTGCTTTTTTATAATTATCAGATTTTTTCTCGACATCAACTTTATTGTAAGCAGCTTTCTTATTAAGTGCCGTTTTACTCTTTGTACCTTTCGGAAGATCAGTTTCAGCTTTTTTCTGACTATCAACCATTTTATTATAAGCATGATGAGCCGCGGTAGCAGTTTTAGCTAATTTATGAAAAGTAGCAGCATGTTTAGGAATATTTGCAACGTCAGCAGATGTTTCTTCTTCATGATTTGGATGATCATAATGTGTATGATCATATCCTAGTCTTGCATTATCTATATGTGTTTCAGCAGGATTCTTTTGTTCAGCTTTTTTATGCTTTTCCATTTCATCATAATGATGATCTTTCTCTCCGTTACCGTAATGATGATCATGATAATGGCCATAATGTGAAGTTGTAAACTCATGTTCTCCATGAGTTTCTAGATGAGCGCCAGCAGCTTTATGAGCATCATGATGAAGTTTTAAAGTATGTTCAGCATGAGCTAGTCTCTCTTTTGCTTCTGGGTCATGTCTTTTAAGCGCGGCTATATGTTTTTTAATAGTAATTACGCGTTCTTCAGCATCATTATTACCGTGGTATTTCTTGCGCTCTTTGTCTGCCGGGTCGTTTAGTCTATTTTCTGTAGCAGAGACCCAACTTGGACCTAAATGGTTCGACCGATGCGCTATACGAGTATGCTTTTCGGTATTTCCAGCAGCATCTACCCAATCTCCTTTAGGATGGGGCGCCATTGAGCCTTTATTATTGGGATTATGTTCCGCAGTAGTATCAAAGAATGATCCGTGTTTACCCTTAGGTCGCATCGAGTTTGGATTATCAGGCTTACCTTTTTTGGAAATATTATAACCTTTGCTTAACCCTTTTAAGTCCGCTAATTCTTTGGCGTTACTTTTACTTTTATCACGCAAAGCAGCTTTTGCTTTTTCATGTTCAGCATCTTGGGCTTTGGCTCTTTTAGCTATCTTATCTAATGTAGCAGCATGTTTTTTAGGATCGGCCGGATTGGTTTTAAATCCAGCTATAGCCTGCTTGATTCTTTTTGCGATACTCTCATTTACATTCTTCTGATGTTGAATATCTTCGTTCATCTGTTTAAAAGTTTTCATGTCTACCCCATCCGATAATTTGCTAAACCATTTTACTATATTTATACAAATAAAAAAAGGAACAAAACTAATTGTTCCTTTTATATACTATTTCCTGTAAGGAATTATGCCACCATATCCTCTAATTCATATATCTTCTGATCTAAATATACTTTTTTTGATTCTAGTTTTTTAGCTAAAGAATGGTCACCCTTTTGTTTTATTTCCTCTACATAAGCTTTGAGCTCAGTAGAATCTTTTTGTAATTTTGCTATTTGATTGTTATGTAAAACCATTTTAGTTCTCCTAAAAAAAGAGGCAGACTTCCCAGAGGAAGAACTGCCTATTAAATCTATTAAGTATATTTGTTCAGCATCATATAGTTATTCCTGTATCAAATTCGGAAAGGCTTCTTTTACTACTGCTTTAGTAACTCCTTTTATTGGTTTTTTATTTATCATATTAATAATTAATTCTGCTTCGGGGGGTTCAACTGACTCTAACAAAATAATAAAAGCTCTTTCTCTTTTTACTTTCTGCATACTATCGCCTGGTCCGCCTTTAACAAACGAAATAAAATC